GCCTGCTCCTTCAAGCTCGGCGGCTTAGGGCGGCGGGCGGTGCGGAGTTCGGTGGCAAAGCCGTGGAAGTCTTCGTGCTGCATGTACTCACAACACGCCTCCAGCTCCTGGTCGGCGCCCCAGCGGGCAGCCACTAAACACAGAGCTTTTTCCCGCTCCGGGTACTTATAACCATCAAAAATACCAGCGGGCATCTGCTCTCGCCACTGCTGCACCAGTTCAGGCGGTGGGGTGATTGGGTGCTCCATTTGAAGAGTGAAAGGTAGGACCAACAACGCTCGCAATCCTACGACCTAATTCGGAAAGGGTCAAGTGGCAACCTGATTGCTTTTTAGATGTGAGCGAAGAAGCTTGCAGTTTGAGGTGTCTCGGGAATGAGTGAAACTGCAAAGGCCAGGGCCATGACCGTGTCATCGTGGGCACCAGAAGCAGCCTCCCTTGCTCCAGATTCCTTCTGCTGGAAGGCGCGCAGCTCTTCGCCAATCACGCCCTCGGGGAAGATCAGTTCGTCTCGCTCAAGCAAGTACAAGACACGATCAGTAGCAACTGTTTTGCTCGGTCTACTGGTATTAAATGTTTCGATAGCATAGGCAGGCAGGACATGTTGTAGCGCCTCCGCAATTACGGCGCCCATTGCCTGCTTCTCCACGATTACCCGCTCTGGAAGGTAATCCTCAATCAGGTTTTTAACATGACGCAAGCTGTAATCAGTGCTCTTGCCGTTCTCGCGATACATCCCAACTACTTCGTAAGGAGTTTCTGTGATGTCCAGAACCATTGCCGTGAAATAATCGTTCCCGCCGGCGTTCGGATCTACACCGATTACGTAGCTCCGTCCCACCGAGCCACATTCGCGGAATGATCCACGACCAGCCCGGCGGACCAGATCCGAGGGGTAGATCTGTGTGTCGGTGGCTCCAAAGGCCAGCTCGTACTCGGAGTCCCATGCGGCCTGGGTCATACGGCGTGACTCCCGGGTGCGCTTTGCCCATTCGGGGTCGTGGCCGTAGATCGGGTGCTGGCTGTAGTGGATTGCCACGCGGTTCCACGAGTCCTTGACCTTGCCCAGGCGCTCATTCAGGGCCTTGATCTCGAAGCGCTTGACGTAGTCGTACCAGTCGGCTGGGGTGCCTTGATGCCAGAGCTGGCCAAACCAATCGAGCTCGGTGTCTGGGGTGGAGGTGACGATCACCTTGGCGGCGTCTCCAACCATGGACAAGGTGGGCATGGCACCCCGGTAAATCTCGGCTGCTCCGTCGAGGAAGGCTCCCTCGTCCATGAACAGGACTGAGCAACTGGGAATGCCTCGAGCTGCCCGCGGTGAAGCGGGCAAGAAGTACAGGGTGCCTCTCCCCTCGATGGCGATCTGGGTGTTGGAGTCCGTCAGGTAGCGGATCGACTCCCCATCGATGGAGTTGGCCATGGCACGGACACGGCGGCCAAGCTCGCTGGCGTCCTGCTGGGTCTTGGAAAAGATCACAGCAGCGAAGCCACGCTCCGTCAGGGCACGGCAGAGCAGATAGGAGCAAACGGTCTCGGATGCCCCCATCTGGCGCGACTTGTTGATGATCGTGTTGGGGTGGGCGTTGATGCTCTCCACCAGATCGACTTGGTACTCGTAGGGGTTGAACGGGGCCACGGTGCCAGCCGTACGTATCCACGTACGACGGGCGAAGGCCGGCCATTGCTCCACACCTGGGAGTTGGGTCAGCCTGTGGCTGACGGTGTAATTAGCTGAGCGAGCTTTGCGCCGGGCGATTTCATCGCGGAGCTTGTCGGCTCGGCGCTGCAATTGGGAGAAGGAGGCTGTCACTCGGCCTCGGGATCAGCAGAGGGGAGGAGGCTGAGTTCTGGATCCAGAAGATCAGTGCCAGGGACAGGTTCAGCACCCTGGGCTTCCTCTGTTAGTCCAAACAGCTGCTGTTCGAGGTCGGCAATCGTGCGCTCGAGCATCTTGCGTTCTTGGAAAGCTTGGGCACCTGAGATCAGGGCTCGGGAGGCGGCGATGCGGTCAGAGGCGCGGGCCTCGGGGTTGTTCATGATTTCGGTCAAGGTGGCAACCGCCATCGGCACAACAGTGATGCCTTGACCACCACCTGCATCGATCAGGTCCTGCTGTTGGCCATACACAGCTCTCTGGACTGCTGGACGCTTCCGCCAGGTGTAAAGGGTGCGCTCGGAGATGTTGAGGCTTCGGGCAACTTCTCTGCAGGTTTTGCCGCGGGCGAGGAGTTCGACAGCGATTCGCTCCCGCTCTCGGAGGCCGTCGATTTCCGATCGCAGTTGGCCTGGCATGAGGGCTCTGGGGCTTCCGACTCGTTCTGGTTACAGCTTACTTCATCTGCTTTTCGGATCTGGATGGTGTGGTCCAGAGCAGCGGTGAACTCATAGAGCGAGCGATTGTCGTAGCGCTCGAGGTTGCGGGCAATGGCATAGCGGGCTTCGTCGGTGACATCCGCCAGGGCTGCGGCAAGGCCGGCATGGATCGGGCTCGGGTAATCACCAGGGACGTGGCTGGCACGCAGAAACGTGTCGACCAAGCGATTCAGGTTGTAGGGGAAGTCGATGGTCATGGTTAAACGCGGGCCAGGGTGACTTCTTCGCCCTGGTTCTGATATTTGCCAGTGCGGTCCGCATAGGACACGCCACACGGCTCCCCCTCAAGGAAAAGCGCCTGCACGATCCCCTCGTTGGCGTAGATCCGGCAGTCAGCACCCGAGGAATTGGAGAACTCGAGGGTGAGGTGCCCGCACCACCCGGCTTCGCCGGGAGTGAGGTTGGCGATCACACCCATCCGGGCGTAGGTGCTCTTGCCAATGAACAGGCAGGTGATGTTGTCGGGGATCTTGAGGTACTCGAGGGCTACCCCCAGGCCGTAGGAGTGGGCCGGCAGGATGAAGTAGTCACCATGGCCATCGGAGTTAAGACTGACGGACTCGAGGTTGTCGGGGTTGAACGCTTTGGGATTCATGATCGTGCCGGGCACGTGACGAAAGACCAGAAACTCCCGAGGGGACAGGCGCAGGTCGTAGCCGTAGGAGCTGCAGCCGTAGGACAGGGCCTTCTGCATCCCAATGTTGGTTTCGCGCTCGCGGATCAGGCCCGGCACGTAGGGGTCGATCATGCCAAGGGCGGCTTGGTGGCGGATCCAGATGTCGTTTTTGATCATTTGACGTGGGCCCAGGCTTTGCGGGTGACGATGTTGGAGACGGTGGGGGGAGTGATCCCGTATTGCTTGGCTAGATCCTTTTGGAGGTAACCAAGGGATGCGAGGTCCCGGAGGCGGATGACGTCGGCCTCGGTGAGGACGGAGGCTCCGTTGCGGGAACCGAGGGCGCGGGGGCCACTCTTGCGGGAGCCAGGCTTGGGGCCGGGCTTGGGGTTGAGGAAGCGCTCAACGGTGCGGGTGAGACCATTGCATTCGTGGCAGCGAAGCCAACGGTGGCTGCCGTCTTCGCGGTGTTCGGTTGCAACCACCCGGGTTTTGCCGGTGCAGTGTTGGCAGCGCATCACAACCGTTTTTGTAAGCTCTGAAGCAAAAACCGTGGATAGACTCTGAAGAGAAGGTTGCACCTCCAGTCTTGTAACGTTAGCTCCAAAGCGTCTAAGCTCACTTTTGTCCCAGCCAAAAAGGTAAGGTTGATCTCCCGCTCAAGTAGTTCACATAACTCTGCTTTTGTTAGAATCAATTTGTCAGTTGGATTTAATTGTTGATAAGTGCCTTGATAGGTCATGTCTTAGTAAGGGGATTTTTGAGTAAGTGAGTAGAAGTCACTATGAGTTAAAGAACCTGCGTCCAGTCAATGCAAACGGCAGGGTGCAGGGTGCCGTTGACGAGGGCGTCTGCCACGTACTCGGAATTGGTCATGCGGGCCACCGCCCGGGAAAGCTCACGCTTTAGAGTTGCAGCCTTTTGTTGCCGAGCCTGCTCGGCGCGGTTAGCAGCCTCACGGGCTAGCTCGGCTTCTTGCGCAGCTTTGGTTTGCCGGTCGGCTTCTGCTTGATCAGCAGCCTCCTGCGCTGCTTTTGCTTCGTGTTCGGCGGCCTCGGCGCGCTGCTCGGCTTGTCTTTGGGCTTCAAGGGCCCGCTCGGCATCGGCCAGGGCTTTTGCCTCTCGAGCTGCTGCTGCCTTGAGCTCATCATCGAGGGCCTGTTGGCGCTCCTGCTCTTCCCGCTCGGCAGCTTCCCTGGCCGCCTTTTCGGCCCGCAGACTTTCGAGTTCGGCCTCTGCTTGCTCCTGAGCTCGCAAGGTTTCTCGGACACTCATCAGGTGTTTGGTCACCTCAAGGAGGCGAGTGGTTCCCGCAGCTTCATATTCCTCCAACTTGCTGCAGTCGATTGAGGTGAGCTCCGCCAGGCGGGCAGTCGCTTCGGCAGCCGTGGTGGCTCCATCGTTTAGCTCCGCCATGCGTGATAGCACTGCCTGATGGGCACGGACACGGGCTTCATCTTCGGCCTCTAGAGCCTTGAGTTCCCGTTGATGGGGTTCGATCAGTTCCTGGACAGAAGCCTCCAGCTGCTTGGCGGCTTCATCGACGGCCCTACCCCGATCCAAATGGACAGCTTTGGCGTCTTTGCGGGCCCGTTCGATCTCGCCTTTGATTGTGCGTAGTAGGGCAACCCAGCTGCGGGCGGCCTTGTTGTCTTTCTTGTCGCGGTAGTCAAAGATTTGGTCTTTGGCCTTGGCTTTTGCGATCGCAATGTCGGACTCGAGGGCTTCCCAACGTGTGAGGGCAGACGTCTCGTTGGTGCGGGTGAGGGTGGCAGTCATGGTTGGTGAGTGGATGATTGAAACAAGCGCAGTAGCTGAATTTTGCGCTCGTCGATGAGATGGGCAGAGCTGACGATTGAGCAGGGTCCATCAGGAAGGCAGATGCGGTAGCAGTCCTGGCCAGTGCTGTCGGCGTAGTGCTCCACGGTGATGTCATCGACATTCACACCTGGGATCCCTCGTATTTGATCCAGAGGCCGGTGTAGAGGCCGTGGGAGGGATGGTCCAGGGCGTGGCGACAGTCTTGGTCGTACAGATCGTCCAGGCGTTGCTGACGGGCTAGCTGGACGATCGGATCGCACCCGGGCATGAACCGGGTCGGGGTGGTAGCTGTACTGTTCATGAATGGGTTGGAGTAAGGGGACAATAAAGGCAGAAAAGCAGTTGTCAGTCGGTCTCTTCTGGGTCTCTAAGGAGACGCTTGAGACGACGGTTGAAGGCTTTGGCACGGACCCGGTCGTAGGTGGTCATGTGCCAGTGGTCGCACCAAGGGCAGGCGTAGGGAGTGGCTATGTAGCCACGGCGCTTGGCGAAGGTGACGGCTTCTGGGCGGGTGATGTAGGCCGCTTTGGCAGCACACATCTCCTGGGCTTTGGCCAGGAAGTCCTCGTCGCTCAGGTCGAGGGGGTTGATGTGGACGGTGGTGGTCAAGGGCTTAGGCGTCGTTGTCGTCAGGAGCAGCGGAGAGATAGTCCGCACTCTTTAAGGAGGAGCGGGCTTCGCCGAGGTTGTGGGCCAGGGCACCCAAGGCTTCGAAGAAGGGACCTATGACAGGGGCGAGGGCAAAACTGTAGGTCTCTGTGATGGCAAAAGAGTCGCGGCGTTTCATGAGTGAGTGGATGAGGAGGTAAGGAGAGAAGGGAGCAGGATCTCGACAACGCGGAGGTTGGTCCAGCCGACCTCGAGCATCAGCCGGGCTCGGTTGGCAGCGATGTCGGGGTCTACGAAGTGGACAGCTTCAGCCGGGTTCGGGACCAGGGCCACGGGCGGGCCGCCGATGCCGTCGCAGGCTGAGAGGAAGCCGCCGTCAGCGCGGATCGTGAAGCGATGGCGCGGTGAAGGTGCCGGCCTGGACAAAACGGTTGGGAAGGCCACGGTTTTTGAGGTTCGCATTGGCTTCGAGGATTTCGTGTTCAGTTGCACAGGTGCGATACAGAGGCACGCCCGTTTCGATGTGCATGAGTTCGTACGCAGCAAAACCACCCATGGATAGGCCCATGTCAACAACGGCCCGGGGCCGGAATAGGGAGTGTGAGCAACGCCCGCAACCCATCGGGTTGCCAAGGCCATCTGACTAACCCACTCTGGCCAGGGAGGAGAGAGTGGGGTGGACGCGGTTGCTAGCGCTCGTCGGGGGTACGAATCAGATAGCGGTTTGCCGGTTCCTCATCCAGAGGGTCGATCGCTGTCTCAGGAAGGGTCTCGAGAACTCCAAGCAGTCCGGTAAGGAACTGGTCCATCCGTGACATGTGAGTGGCGGAGTCCACCCAGTCGGTATCGATTTCGTCCTCGGTGTCGATCATGTTGGTGATCTCCCTCAGCGCGGTGTGGTTAAAACTGCGCCAGAGGACAAGGGTGAAGCCGACAAACTCCTGAAAGGTGGCGTCACTGAGTTCACCTTTGGTGAGTTCGGTGTGCACCAGGCGCACCATCTTCTGGTTGCGTGGTTCTAGCTCATCGAAGCGGGGGTAGAGCTCCCGCAGGGTTGGTTCTGCGAGGGCTTCGAAAAGGCCCTCGGGGGTGTCAGGTATGAACACAGCAGGGGCCCGTCTAATCCAGGGTAGGGAGGCAGCTCAACTGCTCAAACCCTGGATCAGTGCGTCGGTGCGGTCGTTGATGTCGTGCTGTAGCTCTCGGACTGCGGCATTGATGGAGGCGCGGGCAGAGCGCATCAACTCCAGGATCTCGGCACGCAGCGGGGCGTGGCAGTAGTTGACCTCGATGCTGTGTAAGTAGTTCTTCGTGGCTTTGAGTTCGATCGCAGCCAGCTCGAGCTTGTCGTTGGAGTCAGTCATGGGAAAATGGAAGGGCATAGGTGGTCGCACAGCGCCACGTGTGTGGATGAGTGGGTCCGGGTGTGAGAGCCCAGACCCTTTTTCTTGGGTCAGACCAGTGCCAGACACGCTGTGCGGGCCCGTTCGATGCGCTTGGACGCACCCCCGCCCCAGAGGGACTCGAGACGGGTGCGGGCCCGCTCGGTCTCGTCTTTGGCCCGGCCAGCGTCGTGGGTTTCGAACTGGGTGATGGCGTTGAACAGGCCATACGCGGTGCCACCCACGCCCTCGGTGTCACGGATACCAAAGCCGGTGCTGCCCGTGAGGTGGCCGCGGATGATGCCGATCTCGGGGAGATCGTTGAGGGTGCGGTCCCGCTTGTCACCACTGGTCTTGTCCTTGGTGGGGATGGCGAGCTTGTCGGCGTAGGTGGCTTCCAACACCCGGCGGGCTAGTTCGGCTGAGAGCTTGACCTGGGTCAAGTCACGCAGCTGGTCGATGGACTGGTGGAAGCTGCGGCGCTCGAGGTCGATCAGGTTGGGCAGGTTCGCAGCGAAGCTGGTGACCGATGAGGTGTGCTTCATGCGCATGCCGGCACCATCGGCTTGGGCACGGCTTGCGGCTTTGCCGGTGAGGTAGTTGAGCTGGTTGGCACAACGGAGGCGGACATCGGAGAAGAAGATGCCGAAGGATGAGGAGCCGTCGAAGGAGTTGAAGGCGTGGAGGTAACGGCGGACGCGGTCACCGGGCACGACCTCCTCCTCAGCGCAGATGGAGGCGGTGGCAAAGACTTTGCGACCGTCGCGGATGGAGAGGACGTTCTCGATTGAGATGTCCTCGCGGAGGTAGTCGAGGAGGTTGACCAGCGCGGAGTTCTGCACCGGGGTGTAGCCGGAGCCGTGGATGCCGAGGAGCTGGTCGTTATCGCTGCGGACGATGGAGCAGTGCTCGGGGGAGCTGATTGGACCATCGGGGCCCATGAAGAAGGCGGGGCGCTTTTCGGCGGTCCAGTCGAGGCCAGCGATCGCGAAGGCTTCGCAAGCGGAGGCGTTCTCGGGGACCATCGTGCCTACGCGGCCAATCAATGGGTTGACTGAATAGCCGCGGTCTTTGTAGCGGCCATAAACCATTGGGCCCTCACCGTTGGCGGCGTAGGCAGTGGTTACGGCATTGGGTCCGGGTGAAGTTAGTTGCATGGGTGGAGTGAGAGAGCCGGGGCTCGAGGAGCGCCGGTGTGGATGAGGTGCGTTGTTGACGGAGGCGCAGCCCTCCGGGGTGGACTAGGGAACCCTATACCGGTTGGCCGGAAGAGTCAACCTATTCAGAACAAGACGGCTGGGCTCAATAGGTGGCAGCTCCGGCTTGCGGTCGCGCTCTCGTAGGGCCCACTCCAGGAGGTAGGCGCTCAGGTTGGAGACGCTTCGACCTTCGCCGTGGGAGGTGCTGTTCAGCTCGGTGTAAGTCCTGTGGGGCAGCGTGATCGTGATCCGGACCGGAGCCCGTCTCACCATCGCGATCGGTTCGGTGTGGGATTGAGTCATGTCAGTGCATGGGGTAAGGGTGGGTGAAAGTAAAAAGCGCTGAGAGCGCTGAGGTCCCCAGGGAGCCCACCCAATAGAGGGAAGGGCTGCGGGGGGACTTCAGGCCGTAGCCGTGTCGAGGGCCTCGTAATGCCAGAAGGCATCGGCCCACTCGGCGTAGCCGGGGTCTTCGGGGAGGGGGTAGCCCTCCAGCTCCCAGTCGGATGCGTGGGTTCCGCAGGGGCTATACCAGCCACCCTCGTCAATAGTCCAGCCGGCTCGCCAGCGGATGTCGTAGATGCGGTCCTCCTCGGCCATGGCGGCCTCGACTTGCCCTAGGTGCTCGTACCAGTTGGGGCGCTGCTCCAGTTGGAGCAGGTTGAAGGCGGGGTCAGTCATGGGGCCAAGTAGTAGATGGTTTCGGTGAGGCCATTGGGGTATTCGGGGCGCCTCAGGTATTCCTGGGTGACGCCGATGAGCTTTCGGCTGTTGTCCAGCAGCCACCATTCGCTGCGGTAAGGCCAGGCACTGACGATGCGTGGGTGGACGTTGCGGTTCCCAATGGCGACGAAGAACCGCTCCCGGGAGACGGGTTGCAAGGCGGCGTCATCCATTTGCTAGGTGGATGTGGTGGTCTTCGAGGTAGGTCTCGATCTCGTCAAGCAGGCTGAAAACAGCAGTACGAGTTCGCCGGGCCTGCAAATAAGCTTCTGTCCCTATGGGGTAGTAATCACGGCCATTGCAGGTGGTGTCAGCCAGGCGTTGCTTGAAATCCCTGAGTGCCAGGGACGCTTCGCGATACTCCCGGAGCAGGGTGTCTCGGCCCGTTCCGTTGAGATTGTGGACAACAGGCAGGGGGCACTCAGGTAAGTGCTCGGTGGTTTGGAAGTTGGTGCGGGGGTTGGTCACGCCTTCACCTCCTTCGTGGTCATCGCCACGTAGACGGTGGGGGAGTCGGTGGCCAGGCCCGAGGACTGCTCCCACTTCTGAGTGGTGCGTAGGCCGAGCATCTCGCGCTCGGTCTCGGGTGAATAGCTCCAGTTGTGCCGGGTCTTGCGGGTGACGGTGAAGGCACCCAGCTCGAGGGTGTCGAGGTTGGTCTTGGTCAGGTGCGCCAGGAACCAGGCTCGGTGCTGGTCGAGTTCGGCGGTAAGGCTTTGGATCTGTAGTTGCAGGGATTGGGCTGTAGCCAGGCGCTTGCCTATGCCTCCACTTGGGGAGTAGGCGCGGTCCTTGCGGACCTTGGGCTTGATGGTGGTGCGCGCCGGGGTGGGCACCAACCGAAGGGTTGTGGTTGTCACAGCAGGTGGTGAGAGAGGGATGAGGGCGCTCAATAGAGCCGCGGATCTAAGTCGATCCGGTCGGGGAACCAAGTGGAATCGATGTCCTCGTCAAGGTTCTCGGGGATGGTGTCCTCCCAGTAATCAGGGGGATCGATGGGCCTGGGATCAGGGGTGAAGTGAGAGGGCATAGGGGGCGCGGGGGAGGTTGGAGGGCTTGGGGTGCATGGCGGTGTCGATCACGTAGAGGCCCAGCCAGAGGCCAAAGACGAGGCCGCAGAAGCGCTCCATGCGGCGCTGGGCGGGTGGGGTTTGGTAATGGGTCATGCCGTCACCAGTTCGTGATTTGGTTGCCACTCGAAACGAGAAGCGCCTTTGCCGTGGACGTTGATGACCACGGGGGTTTTGGATCCGTTGCATAGCAGGCATTTAGAGCAAGTGGTTTTGTTGCCGCGCTCGGTTGAGGCAGCACAGTGGACGGTGCCGGCAGGGTCTGGCTCGTGCTCCGGCTTCACCAAGTATGGTGTCCAACCGGATTCGGTTGCGTCAAAATAGTCACCTAATCCGTCACAACTTGCCATCACCAGGCCCTTGAGCCAGGCGAAGCGGGGGTCGCGCCACTGGTGGGTGTAGCCGGTGCGGCCACGGGCTCGGACGATGACGGGGAGCCAGACCCAGGGAGGCACGGCAGCCGGATCACCAGCAGAGCCCACCCTTAGGAGGCAATCGTCGAAGTCCTCGGGAGTGGCCTTGGCGTAGCCGGCACCGTGGTGCCAGCAGTTCCAGACGGTAAGTGGGGCGCGCCACCACTCGACGTAGCAGGTTTTGTTCTCGAAGTGGGGGCAGCCACCGCAGATTGAAGATCCCTCGCCGTTGAGGTAGGCGTGGTGCGGGGGGATGTCCTGGCGCAGGATCCAGGTTTGGATCATCGGCCCGGTTTTGTCGTTGGCGGAGTTTTCGGCGAAGCCGGTGGCGATCACCACAATCGGGACGCCATCGAGCATCGACGGGCCCTCGTAGAGGACCCGCCCGTTGGGGTTGGGTTTGGTCATGGTTCAGGCGTGATCTAGGAGAAGGAAGTCAGCGCAAAGGCGTTGGGCGTCGAGGAGGGTGGGGGCGTTGGCGAGTTCGCCGTGCTCGGTGACAATCCGCCACTCCCTCTGATCAGGGAGAGGGTGAAGGATCAAGCCACAGAGGGCACGGTTGAGGCGGACGACATAGCCGCCCATGGCTGCGGTGAAGGTGATGGTCATGGGGTTGCGGTGATACGGCGAAGGGCGGTGTCGATGTGGTCGTCGTTGGCGTAGCTGTAGAGGGTGTCCTCAATAAAGCGGTCGGGAAGATAGCCGACACGTTTTGCACGCCATAACAAGTCCCAGCGCCACCGCTTAGCGGTGAGGCTGTGCTGGTTGACGTACTCGTCAAGGGTTTCCATGCCCTGCTGCGATCGGTAGACCGCATGACAGAGGGTCTTGTAGTCAGCAGGGGTGATCTTCATGGGCGGCGGTTCCAGAGGATGCGGGCGTGCTTTTGCATCGCCATGTAGGTCTCGTGCTCCCGCCAGCGGCGGTCGTGGAAGGGTTCCCAGTCGTTACCTTTGGCCGCACAGGCTTGTTCCCACAGGAGATCCATGCGCTGTTCAGCACAGTGTGCGATGTTGGACCAGTCGGTTACGCTCATAGTTCAGATCTGCGCAATACGGGTTGCGAGTTCGTCGACTTGGGGTAGATGAGTGTCATCGGCAACGCCCTGCCAGTCACTAATGAGGTCCTTGATAGAGACATCACGAGCCGGGTCGAACATTGCGTGGAAGAACGCCAGAGCATTAACCAAGTGGAGTTGCTCAGCGTCAGAGATCACTAGGTGGTGATTAGTTATGCGGCCTAGGTTTTGCATGG